CTAATGACATTGTTCCATTACCTTGTAGTGATAATGCCACAACATTTGAAGTCGCATCAAATAAAATATCTGTTTGTGAACCTACTGACCAAGTACAAGCAACAATCGATAATTTCGGACCAGAGTCATGACCAGCTAAAGCTGATGCATCGACAATATTTGCAGCTGAGTTTGTACCAGTAGTTGTTATCTTAACAACGTGTTCGAAATCTGAGTCTTTGATTGTTTGTTTTACTACTGCCATTTTAATTCCTTATCTTAATAATCCGATAGCCTCCTTTTCGAAATATTGTAATAGGTCTTTTTCCTTGACTCTATACTTCTTGGCGACATCAGATATTGTCTTTTCAAAAGTATTTAGGAAATTTGAAGGTTTTGCGTCCATTTTTTTGAAGATATCATCTACTGCTTTTTTCATTTTAGGCGATAATTTACGATATTCTCTCGTCTTTTTGTGTTCATCTGCCTCAAATGTGGATGTATATAACTCCTCAAACTTCATTATTCTACTCTGTCTCTGTCGTTTCAACTGCCTCAGGTTCTGTTTCTGGTATGTGATCTCTCACAAATCCTTTAGCGATTTCTTGTTTCTTTGTATCAATAGCCATTGCTACTTTATCTTTCATAGTTTCTTTAAATGCATCTTCGGCATCTAAGTTTGAACTGTTAACTAATGCGTCAACTATTTTATCACTAGACATCTATATCTCCTATATCATCATCTGGTTGTTGTTGTGGTTCTTGTGGTTCTTCACCACCTTGTTGAGGTTTGTTTGTTACACCATCGTTTGGTGGTAAGTTAACTCCGCCATCCTCTGGTGGAATACCTGCCTCAACGTTCATTTGTTTTTTCATCTCATCAATTTCGTGTTCAGTAAATTTAAGAACATTTTGTTGTACCCATTTCTTACTAAAGAATGTTCCAACAAATGCTTCGATTGCACCAAGTTGATCTATCTTCTCTCTTAATAATTCTGCATTTTTTAATTCTGCAAAGTTATTATCTTGTAAGAAATCATAACTAATATGTTCTTTCATTGATGGCCATTCTTCTACATTAATAACACCCTTTAAAACTAATTGAGATTTAAGCATGTCATTAAATAATGGCGTGAATTTTTTTCTAACTTTCTGTACGAATTTTGTAAACTTCAATTCGTCTCTAGTAATCTCTGTTGATCTTCCTAAAGAAAAGTTTTGTTCAGCTTCTAATCTAGAGATTGGAACATTTAAAGAACGATATAATTTTCTTTGGAAGTAAGTTATATCTTCTATCTCACCTAGGTTATTTCCACCAGGTAATGTTGTAATCTCTGTTCCTCTGCCACCTTCTCTTCTTGGTAACCAGAAGTCTTCAAGCATTGACATGTGATTTCTATCATCTCTGATCTCACCTGTCTTCGCATCATAAACTAATTTGTTTCTGTATCTTTGCATTACATCTTTTAGGTATTGTTCTGCTTTTGCTTTTGGTAAGTTACCTACATCGATGTAAAAAATTCTTCTTTCTGGTGCTCTTGATATTCTGTAAATAACAAGACTGTCTTCAATCATTCTTAATTGATTGACAGGTTTAATTGCTTTGTGCAAATATGATAATACCATATTTCTATTTGCATCAATTAAACCAGATGGTACATAAGTTACTGAGTCTGGTGATAATCTTACACCAATCATATTGTTAGAACCAGTACCAGAGTATTGTCCTTTTTGATTATAGATAAAATACTCTTCTTGTTTTTTAATTACGTCTGGTCCTAATGCTTTAGGTTGTTTCTTAACTTCTCTTACTTTTTTGATTTGTCTTGGGTCAATGTACCTAACTTCTTGAATACCCATTTTAGGATTTTTAGAATCAATTACTTTATGATAATATATTCTACCATCTACATACCAACGTCTAAAAATGTCTGGGCCTTTTGAGTCAAAGTCTAATAGTCTTAAAATATTATCAAACTCTTCTCTTATTCTATCTTTGATTCTTTTAGTGTGTGGTAAGTTATCAGTTATGATCTCAACTGATTGATCTCTTTCATTAGCGACAATCGCCTCGTTCATGATATCTTCAATTGCACTATCACACTCTGGTTGCTGTGCAATATCTCTATACCTTCTTACAAGGTCATTCTCGTTTCTATCTCTTCCGTCTTGATCTAGAACCTGAGCAAAGTGCCCACCGCCTGCGACTTCCAACGTACCATCGTCAGGCGATTTTTGGGTAAACTTTTCTTGACTGTCTGTATCTTTTATTCTTTCGAATTTAAATCCGAATAGCTCTGCCATAATGTACTCCTACTTTTATGTATTTATGTAGGTAAATTAGAAGTTAACGCCACTTGCTTCAAAGTGTTGATATCTCCATGTCACCTCAAACTCTTCAATCGTGTTCGTTGTATCAGCAGCTACATCTATTTGAGCTGTTGTTAACGGATACGCATTTCTGAAAATGTAAGATTTAAGAATAGTGTCATCTCTGTCTAGTTGTTCAACAAATAAATCTGCTGAGTATTCTGCAGGTGATGATACACCAGTATTCTCAACAGTATCGTTAATACCATTCATCCAACGCTCTATTGCATTTCTTACCATAAAGTCTGTATCATTGATAAATGTTGTTGACCAAGTTTCAAACTCTCTATCCCCAGCGATGTAGATATTTCTACCTCTGAAAGGTACAGCGATCTCACCAAGTGTTTGACCTGGTAAGTTTGAAGCCTTAGCTAAAAACGAACTTCTTCTTACGTCTAAACCGATTGCGATACCAGGTGGTGGCGTGATAGTTACTCTAAACTGATTGGCTCTTGCGCCTCCACCAATTAGGTTTGCTTTAAAATCGTCTATTTTTGCCATCTTACGCTCCTCCTACTTCGGTAAACGCAACACCTGTTCTAGTTGCTATGAACGATAGTGTAATAAAGTTTATAGCTCTTGCAGGTTTGACAAAGATATCAGCAACAAACTCGTTTCTGTCAATTATCTCGCCAGTATTGTTTGTACCGTCTGCAACTACTGAGAAGTCAGATATTCCTCTTCGACCTTGTATATCTCTTAGGAATGGCTCAACTAAGTTTCTAAATTGCGCTCTTGTGAATTCATCATTGAATTCAAACAATTGGAATTTAGCAGCTGTTGCTATTGCTTTTTCCATTAACAAGAATAATCTTCTTACGTTAATTCTATCAAAAGCACTTGGTTTAGTTAATGCAGTTTTGTCACCAAATAATACAACACCTTGACCTGGGAAGTTAACAACTGGGTTAACTCTTGCTCTGTAAAGTATATCTCTTTGAGCATTGTTAGGGTTGAATGATAACTTAATAGCGCCTCTTATATTACCTCTATTAAATCCAGCAGGTGAAAAGAAACTATCTGCTATTCTGTCTGTAAAAGCACAAAGACCAGCAATGTCACCGTTTAATGGTACAAATCTAAACACGTCATTGTATTTGTCGTACATGTATTTGTAACCACTATCAAACACTACGTAAGATGAGCTTGGACATGCATCGAAGCCAGTTTTTACGTTTTCAGTTTGTGTAGTGTCATTTGCCACGTTAACTGTTGCAGCTCTGTATGGTGATACGAATGCTACACAGTCTCGTCTTTTTTCTACAAGATCAGTTATCATTGTAACGTGTGTATCCATGTTAGATGCTGTGTCTGCCGCAATCGAACTTGAACCACCAATTACTAAGTTGATGTCTAATGATTCTGTATCAGAAAACTTATCATATGCAAGTCTTAACTCACCATTTGTTAATGAGTAATCGTCTGTACCAGATGCTAATACACTATCAGTTGGTGTATCTACAGCTGTGTATGCTGATGTTGTGTCAGTTCCCCAATTCGAACCAGATGAGTTGTGGTCCATCCAATATATGTTTTCTGATTGATTATAGATTACATTTGGATAGTAGTTTGTAGAACCTTGAGCTGTTTTTGCGTTAGGGTTTTTAGACATGTTTCCAAAAGTTTCGATGATTGCATTTTGTCTTTCACCCGCTACATCTACAGCTGAACCAGTGATGTCACCAGTAGTATCGAAAACTACTACGTGTATCTCGTCACCTGTTCCTCTTCCATTAGCTGTTGCCCATGCAGATGTGCCAGGAGCTCCGTCAAATCTGTCATAGAATCTCCAACGTCTTTTGATGTAAGAGTTATCAGGTATAATGTTATGAGTTCCACCGCCGTTAGGGTCGTCTAATCTTCTAATTGTCGCAACGTTAGTTGAAGTATTAATTGCTGTTACTTCATATTGTTTTCCGTCTTCACCAGTTACAGGTGTTGTACCTGCTGAGTCTGTAAAGAAAGATATAATATCGTGTACGTGTATTTCATCGCC